AAGGCCACGCCCACCTTCGTCTCCGTGACGAGGGTCTCCTGGGCAATAGCCTTCAGGCCCAGGGAAACCGCTCCAGCTCTGGCGACCTTCTCCATTGCCTCCCCTGCTGCTCCCACCGCTCCTCCCTGCTCTCGCATCTTCTGAGCTACTGCAAGCTGCCCGATATTCAGGAGGCGTGCTCCCTCGGTGAGCACCGACACCTGGGCCGCCAGCTTGGAGATCATGCCGAGGGCTCCCCCCTTCTTCTCCAGCACCTTGTGAACGAGGGCCTGCTTCGGGCTCATAAGGGCGACCCCGATCCCGGTGACCGCTCCCAGGCCTCCCCTCTTCTTGGGGCGCTCCTCCTTCGCCTTCTTCTTCTGCTTCCGCTTGGCTGCCTTCTCGCCCTTCCGCTTGGCCTTGTCCCGCTCCTCGTCGAACTTGCGTAGCTTGGCCTTCGCCTGCTCGGTGGTAAGCTCAACTCGGATCTTGAGGTCAGCCATTAGCTTGCGATCCAGCTCACTCCGTCGTCAGTGGTCGCAGCGTCAATCCAGACGGAGGCTATGTCTGCGACCTCAATGAACACACTCTCCTTGGCGCTCAGCTCGAAGCCCGTGGCAGCAGCGACGTTCTCTGCCCCAACGTAGACAATGCCTGTGTTGCCAGCCAGGGCCTTCACGGTGACCCCGCTTGTGATCGCTTGGCTCCCTGCTGGGCGAATGGTTTGGTCAGTCCCGGCAGCGTCTACGGTCTCCTGCCCGCTGTAGATCGTGGCAGGAATCGCCACGCTGGTCACGTCCACGTCTCCAATGTCAACCCCGTCATTAGCAGCGAGCTTGCCCATTGCTGCGCCAGTGCCTGCCCCGATCTTCACGGTCCCTACGGCAGCAGTCCCCGCCCCTAGGATCACGGTCCCCGCTGAGGCTGATCCAGCCTGGAGGATAACCTTCAGGCCTCCCGTGGAGTCGTCGATCTGGAGGGGGTGGGTGTTCGTCCCGTCGTCCCCCGCTACCACGGTGAACACGCTCGGAAGGCCGCCGCTCTCCGCTGCGGTGCCTGGCAGCGTCAGCACGTCCACGTCACCTATGTTGGCGGTCCCCGCTGCGAGCTTGCCGATTTCTGCGGTCCCAGCAGCAAGCACCACCGCGCCTGTATTGCATTCGGTGACCTTGCTGTCCAAGCTCGTTGTGTCCCCAGCGATCGTGGAGAGGTGCCCGTTCGCGGTGGCCTGATTCGTGGCGTTCGCTACTGACCCCTCGTCAATAATGTCAACCCGGAACTCGGTCCCTGCGACCGCTCCTGCCAAGGTGGCCAGGCTCGTGTTACCCGTGGACTGGAGGGTGCTCGTGCTGGCCAGGGCAGGCAGCGCTGAGCTTGCCACAATGGTATGCGGAGTGTGGACGGTGGCCACCTCGTCCGTGCGAAGGGTGCGGTCTACGTCGTTGGCGTCTGATACGACAATGGTGCTGTCAGCCATGAATCCTCCTAGAGTCTGATCGTGACAATGTGGCCTGAGTTGCCTGCGACCGAGAAGTCCAGGTTCACGTTGGTGGTGGTGACCGAGGCTGCGGCGTCTGAGTAGCGCTCTGCGTCGGTCCCCCCGGTCTCGTTGTAGGATCGCCAGAGGGAGTAGGAGACCGTTCCAGGGGCTCCCGTGTCGGTCACCGAGGTGGCGTCGTCCCCCACGGTGACCCCCGTCCCTGAGGTGGGGGTTGTTGGGGCTGTGATCCCAGAGGCCCTCCTCAGGACTAGGCCCAGGGTGTCGTATCGGGCAGGAGGGAGGGTCCACCTCACGGAGACATTCCCAGCCCCGAGGTCAGCAGCGGTGATCCTGGAGCACGCTTCGTAGGAGCGATCCACTGTGAGCTGAGCCTCCAGCCTATAGGCCCTCAGGCCCACGTAGCCCAGGTTCTCGTCCACCTGGGCCTCCACTGCGCTCTTGTAGGTGTTGCGGAGGCGGATCCCATTGGTGCGGTTGAGGTCTGCCACGGTGTCTAGGAGGACCTCCTCCAACTCCAGGAGACCCCTCCCCCCGCTGGCTCCCTGGCTGCTCCTGCTCCCTCCGATCAGGACTGCTTCTCCCAGGGCGTCAGTAGCGACCCTGGCCACCAGCCTCACCTCGAAGCGCTGCTGCTCCAGGGTGGGTTCCTCGTCGTCTGCTGTGGCGTCAAGGGGAACGATCAGGGCGAAGGGGAAGCGGAGCTGGCCCACCGCTCGGTCGCTCGGGCCTTGGCTCACCAGCACGGTCCCGAACACCGTGTCATTGGGACTGTCTCCCCAGGTCGCTGCCCTGAGGAGATAGCGGAGTTGCTTAGCTACCTGCCAGCCGTTCATTGCTTCTTCAAGTCCTCCTCCATCTGTGAGAGCACCTCGTCGAGGCTCTCCCCCACCATGGCGTCTCCCCCGTCTGCGGGGGCGAGGACCCGTGCATGGTGACCCTGGGCAGAGAGGCCAGAGAGGGCTGCGTATTCTGCCCTCAGGCGCTCTCCGGCCACTGCTGCCGCTTCCTTCTCCAGCGGGGAGAACCCCGCCCAGTCCTGGAGGAGGATCGACCCACCGGCCCTGAGGAAGTCCTCAGCCCCTCCTACCAGCGACTCGTAGAGCCTGATCCAGTCGGAGGAATCCTCCTCGAAGTTCTCCTGCCAGGGAAGGTTCAGAACGTCTGCTAGTCTCATGCTGTGAGGTCCTCCAAGAGCTGCACCTGGACGGCTCTCCCTGCGGTGGCTCCGTCCCTCAGCGCTCGGAACCCGCAGAGGAGGAGCACCTCTGAGGTCCTCCCCAGAGGGATCTCCAGCTCCTCAGAGACCCCTGGGATCGCATTGGGCAGATAGACCGCATGATGGTTCGCGGTGTCGTCAGGGGTGAAGAGGACCTTCACAGCGTCCCCGCTGCGGAGGTTGCCTGCCACGGTGCTGGTCCCTGGGTAGTCGATCCCTGTGCGCTTGGCGAGGGTCCCCGTGGAGGTGTTGGGGAAGAGAGCTCCTACCGCGTCGTCGTCGAAGCCTCGCAGGGCGAAGGCCAGCAGCCAGGCCTCCCCGGTGTAGACCTCGTCCACGACCTCCACCCCGAACTCCTCCGCCACGATCAGCTCCCGTCCTTCAGTCCTCTGGAGCTTGATGTCACGGACGAGGCCCAGGGCAGTCCCCCCGTGAGGGTAAGCGGTGGCGAAGTCGAAGGTCTGGCCAGTGAGGGCAGCGCTGAGCTTCCCGACGTTGTGGAGGGCCTGGAGTGCGCTCGGGGCTGCCATTAGGCGACCCGCTCCAGTTCTTCGACCACGATCTGCTCGACCTCTTCCACGTCGCTGGGGAGGACCAGCAGGAAGGGGCGAGCCCTGACTTGGATCGTGAAGGTGGGCTTATTGAACAGCCAGCCAAGGTTCTCCACGAGGCTCTGGTTCGTGCGGTTCAGGCGCAGGAACTTGGTGAGGTTCTGCCTCCCGTCTGGGGTGAGCGTGATCGTGCTCGGGCCTCCCTCCTGCTGGAGCGTGGCGTAGTCAACGGTCGTCCCCACCTCAACGGAGCGCCCCCTCACGGGTTTGGCTTCAATGGTTCTCCTGAGGTGCCCCGTGGACAGAAGGGCGGGGGAGGGCTGGAGGTCCTTCTGCTTGGGCGGGCTGCCTGCGTTGAGTGACTTGACGATCCCTGCGACGTTGGGAGTCATGCGAGGACCCCATGATCTGGGGGGCCTCCCCTGCTCCCTGAAGGACCTGGTGGCCACCTCTACTAGGTGGGCACCGATCCGAGTGAGGATCGCCTCCTCTGCCCCCAGGAGATCCCCCAGAACCTCCACCTTGTCCACGTCTACCCTGACCGTGGTCACGAGGCGAGGTCGTTAATGTCGGGGTCGTCGCTCCCCCCCCTTGGCATGTTCAGGGTATAGCCCCCGAAGCGTGACCGCTCCATGTCGGGGCGTGCATTCCTCTGCTCCGCTGTGGGGCTGAGGGTGGAGTTCGTAGAGGGGAGGAGCCTCCTCCCTGCTCCTTCGGTGGAGTCGATCTTCAGGAGGAGGCGCTCCCAGCGCTGCCTCTGCTTCAGGGCTGTGGAGGTCTCCACCCCGGAGTAGCTGTAGAGATAGTAGATCACCCCTACGACCCCAGCAGCGACGTGGGAGGCCAGCGAGGAGTCTAGGTCCAGCCCGGTCTCTGACTTGAACTCTGCGCTCGCGTCAGCCACGGCATAGCCTAGGACGGTGGTGTTGACTGAGGTCGCAGAGGTGGATCCCTGGTTCGTTAGCTCACGCAGGAGGTTGGTGCTGATCCTGTTGGTTACGTCGTCTGCGAGGGCCATTGGTCTCCATTAGGGGTCGGTGATCGTGGGGCTGCCCGCGTGGGGAAGGTAGCGCCCATAGGCTCTCCAGAGCCACTGCTGGATCTTCGAGTCGCTCCCTGTGAGGGCGTCTGTGATCGTGAAGGAATCGTCGAGGAGGAAGTCATTGGCTCCCGTCCCCGAGGCTGGGCTTATCGTCAACCAGGTTCCGTCGAAGCTGTAGAAGGGGCACAGCACCACCTCGTCAATGAGGATCGTGGAGGTAGCGAGGGAGGTCACGGCCAGGGTGATCCCAGCGTTCGCCGCGTTGAACCGCGAAGGCCAGAGGTCCCGATCCAGGCTCAGCCTGCACCTGTTCCAGGCTGCGTTGCTCAGGCTCCCAATCGTGAATGCCTGCGTCTGGCTTCCCATGGTCACGGTCAGGGTCCCCGTGGCGTTGCCCTCCCTGTATACCCACATCTCCAGGTAGTAGGGGGTGGCAGGGTCCAGCGTGGCGTTGGCGGTCTCGAAGGTCTGGGTGATCGCTGCATTGCCCAGCCAGCGAACAGCGGTGGGCGTGGTGTCTCCCACGGTATCCCTGGCTGTGATGTCAATGTCGAGCTGGAGGGAGGTGATCGCTCCGGTGCTCACCGTCCAGTCCGTGAGGGTATCAGAGGCCCCGAAGGTGCTAGGGACTCCTGCGGTGGGAGCAGTCGCAGAGTAGGAGCTGAAGGAGGGGTTGCTCAGCAGGCTCTGGTTGGAGGTCCTGCACTGCGCGTCCCTGCGGAGGAGCCCCGAGCCTGCAATGGTGATCGCGTCGAGCCCTCGGTTCTGCCCTCGCACCTCGAATATCTCCTCGTGGAGGAGAGCTCCAGACTGGGCGTCGCTCACCACCTTGAGGGTCTTGATCTCCATGAAGCAGGCTTCAAGGTCGTAGTTGGACTCGTCCTTCGTCAGGCGGTAGATCGCTCCGCTGCCTGTGTTCGTCCCCGCTGCCACGGGGTCGTTGAAGGTGATCCCTCTGCTCTTGATCGTCTTGGAGTTGGTCACGAAGTAGTCGTAGATCCTGGAGATAACGGTCTGAACGTCCCTCTCTGGGGTCAGGACTATATGGTGGGCATAGGCCACCAGGATCGGCTCCAGCACCGCAGAGGCAGCCCCTAGGGCAGAGGCAGCCCTGGAGCGGAAGAGGTAGGC